ATGGAAAAATTTGATTTTGAAAAATATAGGAATCAATATGATAAAGACCATTATAAGCAATTCAAAGCAAAATTAAAACCCGAAGAAAAAGAAAAACTAGATCAACTAATAAAGTGTCACGGTTTTAATAATAATCGCCAATTCCTATTAGCATGTATAGAATATTTAGACAAAAAAAAAGAAGCTAGTTCACAATGAACTAGCTTTAAACATTATAATGTATGGCATTACCCATGTTAGGATAACTACCATTCACATTGCAATAAGTGTGTTTAAAATTAGGCAACGTTTTCATGTAATCTCTAACACCAATACGATTATTTTGGTTGCTTGTATAGCCGCTGATATAGAAATCACAAGCTTGTCCCTTCACATGAGGCGAATTAGGAATAGATCCTCGAAGACTATTGTTATAAGACGGACATCGATAACCACTTGAAATCATAATAGGTTTTCCAAAATGCTCACGAGTCTTATTCATATCATCTATCAATGCTTTATAAATGCCATTCCCGTATCCGTTACATTTGCCACATGGACATTTAAACTCGGACTTTTTAAAATACTTAGATTTCTTCCAATCCTCATCGGTCATATATAGATTTTCTTTTGGTTTATTAAATATTTCTTGGAATTTAGCATGAGTATTCTTTCCATAATATCCATCTGCTACTAATCCATTTTTCTTTTGAAAATCTTTAACAGCATTGATAGTCTTATTCCCATACTCTCCATCGACCATTAAACCATAATGACCGTATTGGTTTAATTTTCTTTGAATATCTTTAATTATGGATACTATTCTTGTATCCGTCTCTTTTCCATAAATTCCATCTACTTTTAAACCATAGTCTTTTTGAAATTGTGTATAGGCTTGTTTTGCTAATGGTCCCTCAATACCATCTAATTTTCCTTTATAGTAGTTATAATAATATTTGAGATTATATAATCGCCATTTTACTGATAACATTTATTCCACCCCCAACAATTTTTTTAATTTATCAAAGCAATCTAATGAATATTTTTTATATGCTGTTAAAATCATCATAAGCAGCTCCAAAATCGTAATTAAATCATTTGGAATAGAAATACCTACTCTTTTTAAAATCATCGGTATAAGACTTATACAAATGCAAAATAAAGTCATACATAAAGTGATTATTAAGGCTTTGACTATTCCCTCTGAAAATTTATTCCAATTAAATTCTTTTTTTCTTTTCGCCATTAATGATCCGAGTGTCGTATTAATAAGAATCAATATCCCCAAAATGGCTAATAATAGCATTTCTGTTAGTAAATTATTAAACATCTTTTTTCACCTCATTTCAACCCTAATTTAACAAGTACAAAACCAATTAAGCCTCCTATAATAACACTAACTATATATCCCCATATTAAATCCAATCTTTTACTAGGTTTGTCCTTGATTTCTTTTAAATCCGTTTTCATTTCTGAAACATCACTTTCGATTTTATCTACCTTATCGTTAGTTTTCGTAAGCGCAACATATACGTTTTCTAACTTTTCAATTTTTTCATCGTGTTCGTCTATCCTCTTTGTATTCGATTTAGACCGTTGCTCGACCTCCACTAATCTTTCTATTTCCTTTTTATCCATTTTTTCACCTTCCTTTTTTATTCTACCGCTTCAACCGTCAACCAACTTCTTTTGCCGTTTTCGTAATTAATATAATGCGTTTGTCCCGCTTGTTCAATGTAAAATAAAGCGAATATCTCTTCTCCCTCGGAAACGTCAAGCAATGCATTTGAAATAACAATAGAACTGAAATAACCCGTCTTGTAAACAAAGGAAGAATATATGACCGCTTTTCGGTTAGTTGCTAATTGTATACCGATTGAACCTGTATAATCTCCGACAACGAGTATATTTCCATTTATTAATACTTTTGATATACTTGTCCCAACATGAATATTTGTAGTATTTGTTATAGTTAATTGGGAACCCAATCTGCTTACAATCATGTCAAAGGGGATTGCTTGGGTTTCGTACGGATTTGTCGAAGTATAGGAATTTCCGTTGCTATCATTAGACACAGTAATTATGTTAGTTCTATAGCCATATTTTTTGTATGGGGTATATTCTGTTTTTTTATCGCCTTTTTCCAACATAATGTCTTCATAAATACCACTACCATCTGATGTTCCGAAAAAATATAATCTTAATTTTGTATTTGTTCCGCTTGAAAATGCTGTTTCTAATCCTGTTAGGATGTCACAATACCAAATATTATTTAGGTATATCGAAACTTTTCCTGTTCTATTTTTAAAACTAATAGTATACTTTGTATTTTCGGTAATTGGAATATCTTCATATATAGAATCGAAATTTCCACCTATAACAATTAATTTATTTTCACTTATGTTATAACTAGGATTACCACTTTTTAAAAACTCGCCATTTATATTAAATAAATTTTTACTTGTTACACTATTGACAATGATATTACCCATATCATTTATGCTTTTTATTGGATAATCTCTTATATATAAATCTCCATTTACATTAATGAATTCTTTGGCAATTTCCAATATTCCCAAGCCAAGAGTAATTTGTTTTGTTATTATCGATGTTGTCATTAAAATATCATTTGCTTTAAATTGAAATTCCCAACTTGCTTGGTCGCCACAATCGGTTCTTAACGAATTGGTATCAACTATAAAATTATTCCCATTAATTGTTACATCGTCAATATCTATCCACTTATCTTGCCAATCATCTCCTTGTTTCCTATATCGGTATGCTACTGTTAACAAATTGATTGCTCCATTAATATCATTATTAAAGAAGGTCCCTTCTAACCTACACTTGATTGTACTTGAAGTCTGTTCTATTCTTTCACAATACTTACAAGACATAGTTATCTTTTCGTAGTCTATCCACTTATCATTTGTTGTCAAATCGTATGGTGTTTGGTTGTCCCAATTTCTTGTATCCATCGCATTGACCACTATTATTGAATTAGAAACACCATTTTCAAAATGATGCTCCTGTTCATAATAAGTCCGACCATCTGCACTTATCGAATGCCATTTAATACCAGCTTCTTGTTGTGGAGCAGCATTAACTGTCACTTTTGGTCTAGATAAATGTTTAATGATTTTTGTATTATCTCCTGTAAATTTAACAGTTGATGAATTTTCGTCAATAATAGCTGCATTAACAATTGGTGGTTGCTTTTTTATCTTTGCTGTTGCATTAACTATTACACTACTTCCTACTTGATTATTGCCATTATAAGTTGTTAATTCTACTTCTAATGGTATTTCTATTTTGTTTGAATTATATTGCAAAACACCTTTATATTGGGCAGATGTGGTATCCGCCTTAAATTCAATATATGTTCTATTATCTTTGGAGCAGACATCTATTGGAAATCTATCACTTGGATTTGATGTATTCCCCGTAAATAATAGCCTTATACTTGAATTAAAGTTAGAATTCTTTTTATTAATGTTGAAAAACATTGTATCATCAATATAATTAATAGTTATATTACTAAAATCGCTTTCTCGTGGTATAGCTGGTAAATCTACTTTAATATCTATTGTACTATCAAGGGAGTGATTAGCATTATTATTGTTTTGGGTTGGATTTACACAGTATAATCTTAACTCAGTAAGAGCACCATCACTATTATGAGGAACAGTAAATTCATAGCAATATTTTTCATCAACTAAGGTTAAACCACTAGTATCACTAGCCAAATAGGGATATGATGATTTTAAGTATAATTTTGTATTTAATTTAGCGCCACGACAATCAAATTTTGTTCCACTAGTCTTTTGTTGCTCGCCAGCCATTCCTTTTGATGTTCTTTGACTTAAATTATATGTTGCAAGATTTTCGGCATTTACAGTTGTTTGTATCCAAGGAAAAATGCGAATTAAACTTGTGTTCGCTTCAATATTTTGGCTAACGACAATATAATCAATTCCTGTTGATAATGCCGATCTATTTGTCGTGCTACCATTTGCGGTATATAATTGCCCTACAACTAATTCCATTAACTATCACCTTCCACAAGATCATTCAAAGATTGAATGTTGCTTTCCAAATAAAAAATGTTAGTAATATTAACATTTCGATACCCTTCTGGAAAATCAGGATTATACCAATGAGTCTTTTTACCCTTTTCTAGTTTCGAATAACCAACCTGGATAAAGTTAGTAGCTATAATCTCTTTCCCTCCTAAACCGTTATTATTCACCACAGCATTTAATTCCCCATTTGAATTTTTATTTGAAAACCCTTTTTCATTGATCTCTGTCTTATTATCGCTGCCTTCTTTGAAAATAGTTAAATTTTCTGTGTTAAAATCAAATCCCAGTTGCTTTAAAGAATCATTCAAATCTTTTACTAAAATTTGCAACGAATCATAACCCTCAATAACATTTGTATTTAATTTTCCTATTGTTATAAAATCTGCTACTATTTTTCCGTCTGATGTCATAGCAATTTCATAAGGTCCGTCTATACCATTGGAAGAATACCCTAAACCATTCATATTCCAGCGCCAAACTTTAACAGCTGTTTCTGGGTTATCTGTATCCATAATAAATAATTCACATTGTGTTTTAAATACATTTCCACCCAAGGCAGAAATAAGCATTCGAGTAGCATCATCTTTTGCTTCTTTTAAAATAGAAGTCGGGCTTATTTTTTCTAGTTGCTTTTTAATATTATTAGTTGTAGTTCCTATATTCGCTTTTGGTGTTCCTAACTCAAACGTTTCAATTCTATCATTTAAAGGATTATAAATTGTTTTTATAACTCTCGTTTTATAATTTAACCCTAGTAAATTGACTGTAATGGTATCACCTAATAATACCTTTTCTAAATTTGAATAATTTTTGTATTCATTTGTTTTGGATAATTCTATCCAATCAACTTTAATATTGATTACCGGCTTATCGATTCCATTCGCAAAAAGATTATTTGCGGCAAAACGTAAAGCATTATAAGCCAAATCCAAATCATGATATGCTTCCTCATCATTTGGGTCATATTTAATTTCATCGAATTCTATTTTTGCAATTTTAGGGTCTTTATAGATATTAATTAATTGGCTATCTACATATTTTTCTGGCAAAAGTAAACCATCAAACCCCTGTGGCATTATCCGTGTAAAAATCGAATTAGTATCAACTGTAATATTAATTCCTGTAATATTTTTTCCGATAATTAAATTAACACCATTATCGCTTCCTAAATGAGTGTTAAAAATTATATTAAAGTTGTCTCGCTTTAACTCTCCGCCAAATAAATTAACCATTGAATTATCTGTATCGGCTAAAATGCAATCAACCGGATTTCTGCGAATATACCTAGCCGATCTTGTATCATTAATATCGCTATGTGCTGTAAACTCATTACTATAATTCGTTCTGTCTAAAATCCATTGTAAAAACATTTGCCCGTTCAAATTGGTAGGTGCTACATCTTCCAAAAAATTATCTAATAATTTATAAAAAATATGCTTGCAATTTATTTGAATGCTATCAAATGTACGTGAAATGCTTTTTATAATAAAAAGCTGATGTGTTCCATCAGCTACCTTACATTTAACTATATTTTCATTTTGCAGATACTCACTTAAAGCACCATTGATTTTATATTCAAAAAATAACGAATAATCTCCGTTTAGATTATTCGTTACTCTTGCTTTTAAAGTATCTGTCAAAAACCCTAAACCATTATGATTAAAATCGGTTTCATTTTGCAAATAAATATTCATTTTTAACCACCCCACAAATAGGCTTTCTTATAACTGATTACAAAAGAAGAAATAGTCCCTGTATAGCTAATATTATTATTTCCCTTTTTTAATTTGGGAAAAGAGCCTATCATAATATTTGAAGAATTAATTCCATTTTTGGTAATTAACTTATTTTTACTATCTAAAATATATGTTCCCTCACAACTATTCAAATAAAATGTTTCATTATTAATTGTTATGGATATATTACCACTGCAAGTCAAGGTAATAGTAGGCTCTATTTCATAATAAGTATTATTAATAATTAGAATAGCATTGTTAGAATTTACTTCATATTCAGTCGAAATAATATCTTCGCAAATAGGATTAACTAAAAACTGTACAATAAATTTTTTAAACATTAATACTTTATCAAAAGAAATAGCATTATTAATAATAGCTGAATATTGCCGTTTTCCATCTAAAGACAGCTGCCCATATCCATCCAAGAATTCACATATATCATCAAAATTAGAATCTTCTTTAACATGGCATTCTACTGACAATGAAAAAGCTTCATAAGTCCCCTCATCAACACTTAAAAAGCCATTTCTTCCATCTACCGTAAATTGGGAGATTCTTTTTTTCGGTTTAGAAAGCTTAGGAGTTTTCTCTACTATAATTCCTAACTCATCAAAATTTTTACTTTTCCAAATGATCATTTTAAACATCTCCTTTAGCTGTAGCTGTATTTTTTCTATAAAATTCCATTTCTTCCATTAAGCTTTGAACATCAGTATCTCTAGAATTAACAAATTTATCTATATTAAGAATTAAAGGATTAGAATTGGCTGTAGGATTAATTATTGGATTAACCGATGCTTGAATACCTGTATTGAGTTCGCTCATGGCTCTATCAACCTCTTTTAAAGTCTCTGGGATACTTTTTTCAAATCCTTCTCCGATACCTAATCCTAAATTGATTCCTATCTTATCCCTCATAAGTCTAGATGGCGAATGAATTCCAAAGAAATCCTTGATAGAATCTGTAATTTTATTCCCTACCTTTTTAATTGTATCCCATACAATAGTACCAAAATCTAATAAACCATCTAAAATACCTTTTAGAATATCTTTTCCTAATTGTAACCAATCAGTCTCCTTTATTCTATTTACAAAAGAAGTAAACAGTTCTGAAATCATTTTCGGAACGGCTTTTACTAATTCTGGAATTGCTTTTACAAGGCCTTTGGCAAGTTCAACAACTAATTTAAGAGAAGCTTGAATTAACTTAACCAGCATTTCTGGATCTGTTAAAGCCATAACCAATTTAGTAATAATTTCTGGAATTTTACTGATTAGCATAGGTAGTGAATTCATAATTCCCTCAACTAAGGCCAACAATATATCTACACCAGCCGCGATAATTAAATCAATATTATCAATAATTGTTTCCACACAAGTTATAAGAGCTTCAACAATCTTTGGAATTAATTGAGGAATACTTTGAGCGATTCCCTCAATTAAGGCTATAAGGATTTGTATTCCAGCCTCTAAAATCAATGGCAAATTATCTAAAATGAAATTAACTAAATTCGTCATGATTGTTACAACCAGATTAGACAAAGGTCTTACATTCGTACTGATCATTTGAAATAATGCTGTTAATAAATTTTGAGCCATTTCAAATAATAAAGGCAACACATTCATTAATATCTCTGATATTTTTGGAATCAAGGTATTGATTAGTGTGACTATCCCCTCCATTAACTGTGGGGCTAACGTAATTACTGCATTACTAACATTATTTAAAAAATTGCCAATGGCAATAGAAAGTTCCTCTGTATTTCCCGTTCCATTTAAAAAGTTACTAAATGCAGCTTCCATAGAGTTTGCACTACCAGATATTGTGGTTGCAGCTTCTTTAGCCGTTGTTCCCGTTACTTTTAATTTGCCTTGAATTACATGAATTGCATTATAAACATCACTTAAATTTGAAATATCATAATGTACTCCGCTTATTTTTTCAGCATCAGCTAGCAACCTTTCCATTTCGGTTTTCGTTCCACCATATCCAAGTTTTAAGTTATCTAGCATTGTGTAATTTTGTTTTGCAAAACCTTGATATGCACTTTGAATCATTGACATATCTGTTCCAAATTTATTGGCATTATCAGACATATCCTGGAATGCCATATCAGCAACATCAGCAGCCTTTGATGTATTCCCACTTAAAGACTGTAATAAACTAGCACTAAACGATGTAACTCCTTGCATATACTCGTTTGCAGATACTCCAGCTGTCTCGTATGCTTTTTTAGCATTTGCTATAACCTTATCGGCATTATCTCCAAATAATGTTTCTACTCCACCTACATTTTGCTCTAAATCAGCATAAGATTTCACTCCGGCTGTTACAATTCCAGCCATAGCAGCGCTGACACCTGCAACCACTTGTCCTACTTTTTTTGTAACATCCAGCGCAATATCTCCAACTTTTTTTAATGCTGGCCCTATCTTTGATAAATCAATAGAATTCGTTTGCTTTAATTCTGCATTCATTTTTTTAATAGCATTTTCAGATTTTACTATTTCTACAGATAATGCGCGATAATTTTCTTTTTGTTCATCAGTTAAAGAATTATAAGAACCCATTTGCTTTTGAGCCTCTTTTAAAGAGTTTAATTTATTAGTTGATTCTTGAATATTTTTACTTAATAATTCCTGTTTTTGTGATAAAAGCTCTGTATTTTTGGGATCTAATTTTAATGCACTATTTAATGATTTTAACTGACTGTTTGTATTATAAATGGCTTTATCGGTATTTTTTAATGCATCATTTAACTTAGTAGTATTACCATTAATTTCAATAGTAATTCCCTTTAAATTTTTACTCGCCACCATATCCCTTCCTTTCATAAGCACTAAAAAAACTACTTGCAATTAAGTAGTCTTTTTACTACTCATAAGAGTAGTTTAATTATACTGTAATAGTTGTTTCTTCATATACTGATTCAAAGAAACTATCATATGCTGTCTTATTTTCAGCAGTTTCAGTAAGTAATGCTCTTACTTTACCGTCGGTTTTACGTTGCATAGCATTGATAGTTATACTATCTGTAGATGGCTCTTTAGATGATTCGAGAGTTTTTGCTTCATTTTTAGATCGCGAACAGGTGCAATTATAATACCAAAATTTCCTGCCTTTTTCGTCTCCATCGACTTGGAAACCCAAAGCAAATGGTACAAATACATCTTTCACATTTTCAATAAAAGCCCCGTTTGCATCTTTTGTTTCACCAAAGATTTTCTCACGAATTTCATCGGTTATCATAGCAATTTCTAAATCTCCGGAATAGCCATTATTTGCATATGCTGAAAAATATTTGATATTATCGGCGAAGAAATCATTAGAATCACCTTGTGGCTCCAAAGAAATATTTACAGCACCAGGTACTTCAATAATATCTCCGTAAGTATATTTGTTATCTGTAATTCCCGTAATAGGCGCCATATGCACATTTTTTAAACCAAACTTTACTTTCATATTTTTTCCTCCTTTTAAATTTCATAGAAAATATGATAAATTTTTTCTTGATTATCCCAAATTTCATTAGTTTTTTCATAAGAAATGTTATGTTCTGTTAATAAAGAAGACAATCGCTTTTCTAATTCTACATCCTTTTTACTCGTAACAAGTTCTATTTCATAATTGGGAAAGACTGAATAAATTATATTATCTGCACGGAAATTACTTTGTGGTTGCTCTCGATAAGCCATAAATGGCGGCTTTGTCACTTTGTTATCAGAAAAATGATCGTATGCAACAGGTATACATAATTGTTTTAATAATTTGAACATTTCTTTGTGATCCATATTTTAACCTCCATTTTTCACAATTTCTTCAACACCCTTTTCAAAATCAGTAGTACAGTCATCGTGAACAGGTGCAATATGCTGGTTTTCTGGAATATATTTACCCCCATTATGAGTTAAATGAGGTTTTTCAAGTAAATGGGTTAATTGCCAATCTGTCGCGTTGTAAATAACACAGTGAACAAACCCTCTACCCCTTTCTGTTTTTACTTTCCAACCCTTTGCATATCTTCCTTTATGATCCGTATTGCGCTTTGATTTCGGCGATGTTGCTTTTAATTTTTTTGCTCCATCTTTGGCTACTTCAATAGCCTTTTCAGTAATAGCCGTTTGAATATCATGGGAATAATCATTTAAAATTTCATTAATATTTAGAATAGAATTATACTTTGTCATTTCCCGATTTTTTTCTGACATACCAAAACAATATCAAATTTGCTTTTTGGATCTATCGTTCTAATAATAAAATATCTTTCATTATTCCAATCTAATTCTTCCTCCCCATTATAATTTAACCTTTTAACTACTAATTCAATAGATGGATTAAATCCACCTTGAACCGCATTATAAAATTCACTTGTTTTTACACTTTGCTTTTTAGCATAAACCTTTTTAGATGTTTCAGAAGAAGATGTAAAGTTTCCAATATCATCTTCTTCTTTGCTTTGCGAAATAAGATAAATAATTTCTGTATATTCCATTATTCAGCCTCTTTATATTCTTTTAAATGCCTTAATTTATCCTTTTGAAGATTATAAGAACTAGAATACATTTCACTATTATTCACATCTAAAAAACTTAAAACATAAGTAAAAATTGCTGTACGAATTAGGCTATCTTCTTCTTTAATTTTCTTTTCGGCTATACCAATAGCCTTTAAATCCAATTTAGCAGAATCAATATAATTTTGAATTACTTTATCAAAATCATCATAGTTAATGCCCTGGATTTTTTTAATTTCTTCTAGCATAGCCTATCACTCTCTTTCTACTATTCTTGTGGTTCAGTTGGAGTACCAGCTAATACCACATAAGCATCAGCAGTAGCCAATTTAACATCAAACATAGCTACACCAGCATAATCGTAAGTATTGTTATGGATGTCGTAATCACTTTTAATTTGAATAGCTTGTGGTAAATTAGCAACCACTTTCTTACCATCACCCAAAGACAATTTAGTGGCCTTATCAGACATTAACACTTCATATCCTAAAATATAGTATTTTCCATTAGCAAATGTAACTAAATCATGTTTGGCTTTATCTTGTAAACCTAAAATAGAAGTAAAGAATTGTTTTTTATTTACCAACCATTTTGCATTGCTATCATAGAAAGATGGTAAAGATCCTACAGCTTCACGAATTGAATCAGCGCTGACATCTTTAGCGATTTTAGTTCCATTCGTTTCGATTTCACTAACAATTTTTCCTTCAATGGCAGTTGCAATTGAATCAGCTAACATATCAGTTAACCAATTTTCAAATGCATCAATAGTCATTGTTTTAACTGTTTCACTAATCGTAACTAATTTGACAATTTCTTTGCCAGCTAAAGATACTTTTACTAAATTAATAGCACTTTCAGTAATGGTAGCCCCTTCTGTATGATCAGATGCATCACTTCTTGCAGTTTCAACGACAAATTCAACATTCCCATATACATTTAAAAGTGTTACTTCGTCTAACATCGATGCCTTTTTTGCAACCTTTGAAAAAATACTATCTTGGGTTTCAGTAGGTATAGCATTACCAGCGCTATTCGCTGTAGTTGATGTAATAACCGCTCTTTCTTCAGAGGTTAATTCCTTTCCCATTAATTGTTTTAAAAATGCATTACGATATTCTTTGTTTGCTAAATCGAATTTCTTTTCCATATCTAATTCCTCCTCTTTTTCGATTTTTTTTGCCTCAATTTTTCCATTCATTAAACCTTCGGCAATTTTTTTTCTTTCCTGAGCTTCTTTAATTTCTTTCTCTTCTGTATTTAAAGCCTCAACTTCTTCATTAAGTTTTCTTACTTCTTCTACATCGGTTAAAGTTTCTAAAAAAGTCTTAATCTCGTTTTTACGAGTTTTAATTTCTTGTAATCTATCCATTGATTACCTCCTCCTAACTTTGATTGTCTTTAAGGCATACATCTTTCCTACTATTGCTATCCAGCATTTATTAAACGATTTAGTCAGTATCCACCAACAAAAAAAGCACTATCCAGCGCTTTTTTCATAATCGTATTAACCTAATTTTTCTAAAATTTCTCTTTTCGCAGCGGTGAGTTCTTTTTGATACTCTTGTTCTCTCTCATAATCTTCTCTTAATTGTTTCCGCCTTGCTATAAAATCATCATTTATTACACCACGGGATGTTGAAATATCCGTAGTAGAATAAAATGGTTGGTCTACCACAGAAACATCATATAATCGATCGATGTCTGTGATAATTCTTGTATCACTATCATAATCATAACTATCCCCTCTAACCGTAAATGCAAAGGATTGCTTATCGATTAGTTGACTCTTTATTGCATTATAGACATTTACATGATCTGTTATATCCTTTTGAAGTTCAGCTCTAATTTTTAAGCCTATAGAATCAACTGTTAATGTTAATGAATGATTTCTAGTTCTTGCCAATACAATAAACGAATCATTATGATTATATCTTAAAACAACATCTGACATATCACAATTATCTAAAGCATGAGCTGATATAATCTCTGTATATCCATGTGTGGCTGGACTATTAAAAACAACTGCATAACCCTCAATAATCAACTTTCCTTCTTCGTTCTCTAGCGCTTTAAATTCTTGACAAAGCATACGTACTTCTTTTTTATTCTCCATTTTTTTCACCTTCCTCATTACTTCCTGGATTGTCTCCTGTTTGATATTTATCTGCAATATCACTATTAATATGATTTAAGTCTTGCATTATTTTGTCTCCATTCTCTGTTGGTTCAAGATTTAATACTTCCCTCATTTCATTAATTGTCATGACATTGTTTCCATATCGTAATAAATTGATTTTTGTATTATTGCTAGCATATTGTAGCCTATTACTTGTAAATATTATTTCATTGCCATGATACTGCTCTGTAGCACTAAATAATTTGTTACTAAATTCTAAACTCATTTGTAAGGCAATAGGCTCAAGGACACTTTCATAGAAAGAATTCCATTCATCTTCGCTATATTTTGATTGAATAATGTTCTCACTAACTCCGTAATAAGACAGCAATTTTCTATCAATACTATTTATTTGACTTTCATCAGCCGTTTTCGGTTCCAATTTTACAGGTGTAAATTCTGTTGTAGCATCTACACCACCAATTCCTGTTCCATCCGATTCTCCAATAAAATCTTTAACAAATTGATCACGCATCGCTTTAACATCTGATGGTTTTAACATTGATTTGTTTGATTTAACAATACCTTTTATGGCTTGTGTAGTTTTAATGGCATTAACAATCCCTTCATCAATAACATGCTTTATAGATAAAGTTCGAATTATCGGCCTATTATTTCCACCCATTATTCCATCATCACTAACAAATCTTGTTAAATGAATACAGTCCTTTAAAGCGACAAATCTTTTCTTTCCATTTCGAAATTGAAACTCCAAATATATCTCATTTTTGTATTCATAAAATTTAACATATTGATAGTGTAACGGATATAAACCTAAAACTTTCAAATTTTCATCTCGTAAAATATAAACAATAGAGTTGTTAAACCTTTCAAACTCGCTTATGATTTGATAATAAAACTTATAAGCATTTTGTAATTCATTTGGCATTTTACTTATAATTCGCTGTAATCCATCATTTACACTTTGAATTCCATTTTCATTACGGCGAATATGCTTTGGATAAAATTTTGCTCCATTTCTTGCAATGGCATCAATACAAGCTCTTACATCACTATCGTCATAATATTGTCCATCATAGTTCGTAAATATACTCTTATAACCATTTATAATATGAAATTCGGTGGCCGTAGGAGGCGCAATAGTGTCATTGTTATTTCCAAATATTTTACTAAATAAGCTTCGTCCTTCTTTTTTCATTATTCATTACCTCCAATATAATCCAAATATTCCTGTTGCTTTTCGACATAAATACAATAAGCATCTATCAAACTGACGGCCCCATCAATTCTCTGTCTCGATTTTTCTTTTACAGGCCGAATATTTTCGTTTTCGTCCTGCTTAATAGAAACGTTTGATAAACACCATTTTAAGATTGGATTATTATCATAATTTACCTTTTTATCAATTAGATCAGCTTTTAATTGTTTCATAGGAGAAGACATTGTTTTAGCACCCTGCCTTACTTCTACCATATCGAAACCATGTTCTGTCATATCATCGCACCAATATTGAGCATTCCAACTATCATACCCAACCCACAATGGGCGCAAATCAAATTCTTGTACCTGTTCTATAAACCAATTGGTTACGTCGTGATAATCAACTTTTGATCCTTCGCTTAATCTTAGCCAGCCATTTTTTAACCAAATATCATAAGGTATTTTATCATCTTTAATCTTAAATTCTAGGTTATTGCTAGGTATCCAATACATTTGCTTAACCTTTAATTCATTATTCTGATAACCCAAAAGAGTTGCACAAGTCAAGTCAGTTGTTGAACTTAAATCACAACCACCGATACAATAACAATCTTTAAAACTATCTATTTTCTTTTCATTGTTTAATTCTTCAAACCTTAACCAAGCATGAGTATCATTTTGTCGAATATTAAAGTCTTTGCACAATAAATTTGTTAACTTAGTTGGATCATTAGTTGCTTTTAATACTTGATTCCTTAAATAGCTCATTTTTTTAGAAACACCCAGGTTGGGATTGGCTTTATACCATGATTCCTCGATTTTCCATTCATTTTCATCATCAAGTTCATAAATGATTGGCAAATAAGTTTCATCCACTATTCCACCCGGTTCTCCAAGATAACCTTTTATAACCTTTTCACAATAGGAATATTCAGCATCAAAAACCCTTCCTCTTACAGTTCCCATTGTTGATGTTGCTAAAATAAGAGGTTGTTCCCTAGCCGACACTCCGTCTTCCATAATAGTCATCATCTCCATATCAAGCCAGGCCCAGAATTCATCTTCCAAAATATAATACGGGTTCTTCCCATCTAACGAATCTGTTTTACTTGCCAAAGGACTAAATACAGCATTTTCTTTATCATAATAAATCCCACTAATAGTTCGGCGGCATCGTCTTTTTAAAGCGGGACTTTTTCCAACCATATTTTTGGCCTCTTGCCAAATCACTTTTGCTTGATCCCTAGTTGTCGATACAGAGTATATTTCGGCGCCACCTTCACCATCTGACGTTAATCCAAATAGGCCGATTCCACTTGCTAAAAAACTTTTTCCATTTTTCTTAGCAACAATTAAAACAACTTTTCGGTATTTACGCATTCCTGTTTCTTGATCTACAAATCCGTAAACGGATTCCAGCATTGCCTTTTGCCAAAGTTCTAATTTTATTGGCTTATTAGCCCATTTTCCTTTGGAATGTCTACAAAATTTTTCTAAAAATTCTATAGGCCTTTGTGCCTTTTTGGAATCGAAAACATAATGCATCGTTTCGATTTCGCCCGTTTCTTTGTCCAAAAATTCTACCGTTTTCCCATTAAATAAATCTTGCACCAATTTATCATATACTGCATAAATTTTTTTGCAGACTTTACTTGGATTGTTTTTTATCCATTCATAGTATTCAACGATACTATTATTTATTGAATTCATCAAAATCATCTTCTATTGGAAGCCCAAGATCGTCAGAAAGTAAATCCATAATCTGTTTAATAGTAGAATTGTAGTTTTTAACCAAAGCATTGTATTGTGTGAGGGAAGGATTAGCTCTGTCTATAACATAATCGCCTTGTGGCATTTTAGTAATAACACCATTTTTATTGATGTCACTCTTTAACTTTTTTAAAGTTTTTTTCATAAAAATTGCTTCTGATAATAGATTTAATCCTAGTGTCCCTTTGTTGCTATCAATATTCTCGAATGCTTTTTTTATAAGGTTTAAATCAACTTTAGATATTTTCGGCATTTTTCACTTCCTTTCCCAGAGGAGGGGGGTTATACGTGCGATTTGCACTTTTTTCGTTCGCTCTGGCTTCGTTGTCTCATAATCAAAATGTTTTGACTATGTAGGGGGGCTACTGACAAGAATTAAATTTCCATTACCATCAAACATAACATCATTTCTTGTAACACCTGTGTTAAAATGTTCTTTATTGTGGCAATCAATGCATACTCCTTCAAGGTTGTCTTCATTTAATGAGATACCATCGTCATTAAAATTTTCATCTGTTAAGTATTGCTTGTGATGAACAATACCTTTTAACCTTTTTTCTTTAGGAATATATTGACTGATGCCATTTACATAAACAGGACGAGAACATCTAGCACAAAGGCAAGATTGCTTCAGCCAAACATTTCTTCGTACTTTTTTCCACGTCTTTGTCTGATAGAATTCTTCTCGTGTCATTTTTTAGTTTTAATCACCTTTGTTTCTTGATGGATTTTAATTCCATCCGCATATATCGAAGTAGTTTCTATTTCTTTCTCTTTTACTTCTATAACCAACCCTTGATCTTTTAATTCTTCAAATCTTTCATCATCAACGTATAATTCTTTACCTTCTTGATAATTGAATGGTTTTATTACTTTAACTTTTTTCATTTTATGTTCCTCTCTTTCTATACATCTTTTATTAAAAGATTAAAATAAAAGCATAATTATAATTGTTTATAACTATGCTAAATATTAAAGTATTTTTATTACTAACGGATTATCATCTAGCCAAACATTCTATCAATATCACTTTGAGTTGGCTTTCTTTCATCCTCTTTTTCTTCTACACTCGATAAAAGAATATTTATTAATGATACAAAACTCATTTCACTCATATCTTGTAGTGTAATGTTTAATCTCTTCGCTAGGGCAACTACCTCATACTCATCAGATGGCTCACCATTTGAGTTATTATTGAGTGACTTGTAGCTGCCTTGATATGGGAGAACAAGCTAATTCCAACACTTGATAAAGCCATTCGGTATTATCGTATAAATTATCTATTTGACTTAATAAATCTTGATAATCTGTAATTTGATTTGTATTATATTTATTATCATATTCTTTTATTAAAATGAAAACAATCTTTAAAATCAATTCTGTGACATTATCTAAATCATCAATACTAGGATTCTTTTTATCGTGCATTTTTGTTAAATCTTGTAAATCATTTAGAAAACTTCTTCCTGTAAAATCTTTATAACTAAATTGAGTTAAGGCACTAGATTTCATACTAAAATTTTTATTTGATATTGTTATTACTTTTTCCATTTTTAATTTATCCTTTCTAATTATCTCATTTTATCACATTATATACTGTGTTTTTTCACGTGTAAATACATAGTTTTTTCACAGTTTTTTCATTTTAACTATTTTCGCTTATAAATAGATCCGAAAATAAAATAGTCGAAATTTCATCAATTAATCTTTCGCGATGTTTATTAATCGTTCCTAAAGACCAACCAAAAAATAGAGAAATATCTTTATACTTTTTATTTTGGAAATACAAGTATTCAATAATAGGATAATATTCATCATCTTTAAATGTTTCGCAAACATCTTTAATGTAATTAGTATATTCAACAGCCCTGATGGATATTTGTTTCAATTCATTTATTCTATTTTGTAATGTTTCATCAGTGTATAAATAAATACGATTTTCTTCTTGCAAAGCTACTTTATTAGTTTTCGATGATGTTGGAAATAATTTTTTTTGCTCTTTTTCTAATCGATTAATTTGGGCATTGGTCTTCTCAATAGATAAAATCAATTTATTATACTGTTTTAATACTAATTTTGTTTTTTCTTGCGGAGTGATGTTTTTTTTCAACATTTTTCTGTTTATTAACTCATCCAATACAATTTTAACAATTTCTTTTTCTTTCATTTGACACTCCTTTTTACCTAAAATTATTAGTTTCCAAATATTGGGCTAACTTTGGATCGTATTCAGCCAAAGCCAATAAAGCATTTTTATAATTGCTATAATTGATTTTGTTTTTAATAGCCAATTCACGATTTTTAATCAATAAGCAGCCAAGTATAAACATCAATATAAAATACCACATATTTATTTCCCCTTTCTAAATGTTTTTTTTATGTGATTCAGCAATGTTGTGAATATCTTAACTATTGGAGTGGTAATATCTTTAGCAAATGAAACAATTGAATCCCAAAAGAAACAAAATCCTATAAACTCTAAAATTAATAATAACAGTAATTTTATTAACGTTTCAATTATTAACATTTTTCACCCCTATTTTTATCCTTTTGAATTTTACATAATGTCTTAATTCTGTTAAATTCACGAACCAACATCTAAAAATGGAAATTTATCTAAAAGTATAAGTATTTTTTCCATTATAGAAATATGGTTCATTTTTATTGAATTTACATTTTTTCATTATGTAAAATTGATACTGATTTTTTAAAAATTCTTAATTCTATGTTTTTTTATCATAGCTTCCCATAAGTCATTACTTTCAATATAGTTAAATATTTCCGAAAAGCAGTAATACCAACATATACCGTCGTATGTATCTACAGTACAATGATACTTAACATCTTTTTTATCTGCTTTATCGCTTCTATCTCCGTCATATTTAGAACATCTTTTACATCTTACTTGGCTATTCATTATACTATCTACAATATTCTCTTTTTGAATATCAGTTAATTTAATCATAATTTTCATACCTCTTAACTGTTACAGTTTTAAAGTCTTCGCTATATTCTACGATATATTTAATATCATTATATTTTTGATTAAGATCCTCGTATGATATTTCTAAATAATCAATTTCTAATTTATCTAGTATAGCTACAACAAGTTTATAATTACCAGCAAATAAATATTTCCTTTCAAAGTTGTCAATTTTTTTTCGTAAATTTTCAATTTCTTTTTTCATTTCTTCTTCCATAATGATACCTCCTTAAATCCATATTATTTTTTGTTTAAGTGAGTCAATGTTATAACACACCCAGCAGCAAGCTGTATTAAAACTATTTGATTTACCCAAAAATTTTATTCGCTTTTTAAATATGAGAATAGATATATTATCAATATATTTTTCCCACATTTCAGCTCTTTTAGGAGTTTCCAATGTTGACAATGGTAGTAATAAGCAAAATGATTTAATTAGTCCTCTATCTGCCAACTCAAAAGTCCTCTCAATAATCTTATTTTGCTGACTAAATGGTGGATTGCTGATTAATAAATCACAGTTTTTTGGTGGCAAAGTAGTAAAAAAGTCATTCCCCAAGTCGTCAAATATATGAGTTGCTTTATATTTAAGATTTAACTCATCAGCTCTTAATTTGAAATGGCTATCATAATTATTAAAAGGAAACCATATCATTTTAAAACTTTTAATGTTAATTAAATCGTATATATTTTCTACTACCCATCGAGGAGTAGCTACGTGATCCTTATTAATTTGTTTATTTAATTCATAATTCAAATTTAGTTGTTGCATATTCGATATATTTTCATCCTCTTTAATATTTTTTAATTGATCACTTTAAATAGAATCCTTTTCTTCTTTTATCCTTATCATCCATGTCCCAACAAATGTAGATCAGTGTTATCCTTTCGCTGGAATGATTCAACATTTCCTTTAATCCTATTAAATCGCCAGTTTGCTCATAATATGTTCGTGCAAAGTATTTTCTTAATGAATGGCACCCCACAGGATAATTGACTTTTGCCTCATCTGCTAATTGCTTGATTATTTGCCAAGCTCGTTGACGGGTGATAGGTTTATTAATACCTTTCCGACTTTTAAATAAGTATTCTCCTTCAACTAACTCGAATTTATTTATATAATCTTCTATATCTTTAGCGAGCGAAGGGTGTAATGTAAATGTCTGTTCTTTTCCTGTTTTAAATTCTCTTGTGTATATACCTCCATTTTTAAAATTCCCTATTTTTAATTGTAATTCATCTTCTATGCGAAAGGCTAAATTTCTACCAAGATGTAAAATCATATAATTTCTATACCATAAGTAGTATTGTTCCTGATCTTCAATCTTTTCAGCTTCTGCCATTCGTTTTTTACAATTAACAATCATATTATCAATATCTGATTTGTTAAATGGTCTAACTGTTTTACGTCCAAACTTTACTCTAAAATATCTAGGCATTAATTCACCCCTTAAAATAATTTTCTTCCCACATAAGATTAAACATAGGCGATTTTACTTTGTTATTGCAATAGTCCATAACTGTTTGATATGAAATAAATAAATCTTTAGCGGCCTTACGTGCAGATAGCCAGCTTCTAATTATTTCATTATTTTTTATTTCAACCACACGACGTGATTTTGCTAAATGTCCTGTTAGTTTCCCTAACTCTTGTGCACTGACAACTTTTAAATTTCGATAATAATTGTCCCATTCCATCTTATTTTTATGATAAATGCGGTCATCCTTGTTTAATCTTTTTATAAAAGCATTTGCAACTAATCTTGCGCAAATCATATCTTTGTCTTTTATTTTAACCATAAATTGATTTTGCTTCCGAAATGGTTTTAAATATCTATAACCATTTTTAGGATTTTTCTTTCGAAACCTTCCATAATTTGATACTTGATAACGTCGATCATATTCGATAGTTTTCCATATTTCATCTGTTCGAATCATAATTACACCTCAAATAAAAATTAAGCTCAAACTCGCATATACAAACCCAGCTTAAAGTAAGAAAAGAGATTTGATAAAAGAATTAGAGGGTTAAGATTCAAATTAGTAGGAAGTGTTTTTGATATGCTTTTAATCTTCTTATTTCTTTCTATTTTTTAATTTTTTATTTCTAGGATACTGAAGATCAGATAATTTTGGTGGATGTAATTTATTTTTTAATGATTGATTTTCTTTATTCAATCCCTCCAAAATTTTAGCAAATTCTTGTTTTAATTGTTCGATTTCTTGTTTTAATTTTTTATTACTAGAGGCTAGTCCACCCAATTTACTAGCAGTTTTTCTACGTAATAGCTCCCTTTCATTCAATTTATTATCTAATTTTTGAATTTTTAATTCATAATCCCTTTCTTTTTCAAGTTGAATTTCACATTCCTTTATTAAGGCCTCTTTTTGCGATTCCAATAATTTAATTTTATTTCTTTGCTTTATTAGATCAACCGTTAATGAATCTCTATCATTTTTCAATTCTTTTATTTGTTCTTTATATTTTTTAAAAATCATTTTTAATTCCTTCTTTCATTTTTATTAATATTTATTTTCCCTATAAATTCATCATAATTTAAATTCAATTCTTTTCCTTCAGATATTTCAATAATACTTTTTAAACGATATATTTCTCGAGGATCCAATAATTTAGGCAATATTTTCTTGCAACTGTCATAGTAAAATGAATCAAATTCTTCATCGCTTAATTTGTTTAATTTTTCTTTATCTAATTTGGTTCCATAATATTTCAAAGCTAAATTTTCTAAATATGATTGTGATAAACATCTCCGATAATGATTTTTATAATTTTTCAGCGGTACACGTTTTTTGCATATTGTACAAAATATTAATTCATCGTCACCTACCTGCTTATTTGAAATTTTTGATATTCCATTCACCAATTCATAAACGGTTGGAGTTGCTGAAGGATTATTTGCTAGAAATGCATCTAATTCCTTATTTACATCTAAAAAATCATAATTTATTAATACTTTATACCATTCTTTTTTTTGTAGTTTCTCACGTGCTTTATCATAACCCTTCATAAAAAATGGACAATGTACTTTTATTCTTTCTAATAAAGTATCTAATTGATCTAACGACATTTTTCCGCCTCAATTTCGGCTAAAATTTGTTCATTTTCCTCCTGCTTGGTTTTTTCAATCTCACTATCATCTATTTCATCTTCCCATCTCTTTTGATTTAACCATGTTATTGCATGAGGAATAAATTGCCCATTTTCTTTTTTCCAAGTTTTTGTTTTGCAAAATAGTTTTAATTTTTCTAAAATCTGTTGATATACTTTTTCATCTGGTTTATTTTTTTCAAACCAAGATTTTGCCATTGATTTCTTAATTTTTTTCGGATATATCTCCCAAAAGGCATTAAATTGTTTTTCCCACAAATTATCAGCTATTTTTCTATGTGATTTTTGGGGGACTATAGGGGGTATATTAATACTTGTATTATTAGTATTTCTTGTATTATTCTCTTGGACATTTTTTTCCATAGGGGTATTGACATTATTTTCTATACCCTCACGACATTTTTTTCCATAGGTATTACTTAATGAAATAATTCTCTTATCAATGTTTTTTGTATTAACAGAATAAATCATTTCTATTTTTACATATCCTTTTGAATTAAGTTGTCCAATTAACCTAGATATGGTTCTATTTGAACAATGATATAATGAAGCAAAATATTCATTAGTTGCCCAACATTCGTTATATTTCGAACACAGCGAAGTTATTTCCCCATAAAGCAGCTTTGCTGTCGAAGATAAAGTTGGATCATATCTTATCTCGGCTGGAATTATCGCATAATAGCCTGGATTTTCTTGCATAATTACCTACTCCTTCCGATAGCTAATAATTTTTCAAAGTGATCTAAATTATCTGCTAATTGACTAAAGCTGTTTTTTATGCTATAATCAAATAGAATTTTATTTAAAAATTCGGTGATTTGTTGTTTGCGCAGCGAATCATTTTTTTTGTGTTTCATAAACTATTCCTTTCTAAAAATACTTCTTTTCAATATCCTAATTAAACACCAAAGATAATATTTTTTTAATGAGTTAGGACATTTTTCATATTTAGTTTCTAAATCAAAAATTATCATTTGAATAATTAATTCATCTTCCATATTTATTGCTCCATAAAATAATCAAAAATAATTATGCTCATAACTAATGCAATAATAAATGTTATGAAGCCGAATAATGTCCATCCACAATACTGCCCTGTTATCCATGCATGGACTGTTATCATATACAAATCTTTAACTATTACAAAAATGCAGATTAGAAAAATAATAGATAATATAACTTTTTCCCAATTTATTCTTCTTTTCATATTCCCTCCTAGCTTGTCCTTTGATAAAACATCAGATAAACCGATATTTAGGATCTTCTTTAATTTTTTTTATTTGTTTTTGATTAATAAACCAATTCGAAGTATCTACTCCTCTTTGCTCGGCAGTTGAAGCGATTTCATTAATCGTGTCATATACATTTGCAAGATTTTTCTTAACTGTATCTTCATCTGCTGATCGCTGATAAAATTCAATAACTGTTTGATCCATTTTTAACGAATTGGTAAGTTGGTAGCTTGGTTCTATTTCCATAGTGACACCTCTCTTAAAGTGTATTCGACATATTTTGTCTTTTTTCTTATTTGTTTGCTTTTTACTTTCTTTCAAGTTATAATTAACTTGGAAAGGAGTATTATATGGATTCTTTAATAATTTCTATTATTTCTCTTTTAATAGCTTTATCTACATTTGCTTATAATTGGTGGAATAATGCTCCTCATCTCAAAATTGAATTAGAATTTTCTTCTATCCAGTTAGATGAATATAATAGAATTGGGGCAACTATAACTAATAAAAGTAGACAGCCATTAAAACTATTGTCCATTGATTGGAAAATTAGTAAACAATGCTTTAAAAGCGAATTTGTACCTATTCCAACTCGTGGTGATGGCTATACTATATTTGGTCATGATATTCAATGGGATTTTCGTAGTATCGAAATGCCTTATCAATTTGAAGCATACGATGGTTTAGAAACCGATATAATTTTTTGGATACAACAAGTTCCTAAATATAAAGGAAAATCTAAACTTATATTCAATACCACTCGTGGAAAAATTATTAAAAAGATAAATATACATTAATCAAAGATTTTTAATATTTCGGTAAAAGCATCATTTAAGTTTTTTTGAGTTACTTTCTTTGAATATTCTGAAAGAATCTGTATGGATATTTTGGCTTGAAAATAAGTTTGACTATTAGATCCTAATATAGGTTCTTTTATATTGAAAGTCATTTCTGTTGGATAAATTTCAGTAATTAATTCATTTTTACCTTGCTTTGTTTCTAATACTTTCATCTTCTTTCCTTATTCCTCCATTTCTTTTTTTGTGCAGCTTAAATAGTCTAATGAGCAATTAGGAAACCATTCTTCTTTAATTTTTTTTAGTTCTTTTAATTTAAAATCACTTTTCCCATTCATTTTTTCATTAATGGTAGTTATTCCTAATGATAAAAGATTTGCGATATCATCGTACTTTTTATTCTGCCTTTTCAACTCTGCGATTAAATTTGGATACATGTATACTCTCCTTTCTAAATACGGACTGCCGTATTTCATGATTTAATTTTATACGGTATTCCGTATTTTGTCAATACTTTTTTGTAAAAAAAATACGTTTTTTCGTATTTTTATACTTTACAATATGAGAAAAGTATTATATAATTGACTTGTTAGAAGAGGGAGATTATATGATATTTAATGATAAAATAGACGTTTTCATGAAAGAAAATGGGTATAAAAATCTTAAACAATTAGCAGAAGCCTGCGATATACCATATACAACACTTCGTGATTTTTATGAAAAAAAAAGCGCTGATAATTCCAGACTAGTAACAATTAGAAAATTGTCAAAATTTATGAAATGCCCTTTAGATTATCTGGCATACGATGATATAGAAAATATTGAGGAAATTGATTATAAGCAAACAACAAGCAATACATATTTTGCAAAAATTTTATATGATAAAGTAAAAGATCTTCCAGAAGATAAGCAAAAAATAGTTTTAAATGTAACCGAGGCTATAATAAATGAAATTGATGATAAATTAGATCAATAAATAAGTGCGCTAGTACAGGTACTTAATATAAAAGTATAAAGAGGTGTATTAAGTATGAATCTATTTAGTCTATTAAAAAATGAAATTTCATTGAAAGAATTTTTAAATTATTATAATGCTAACATTTTTTATAAGGATCTTCCATCAGAAGTCAATGGATATGTTTTTCAATATAGAGAAATTAACTGTATTATAATAAATGAAAATATTTCCTATTATAAGAAAAGAAAAACTCTACTGCATGAATTAGCTCATATCGAGTTAAACCAATTAAACCAAATAGATAATGATTTATTTGAATTTAAAATTGATAAATATGAGGACGAAGCTGATACTTATGTTAAATTTTTATTAGAAAGTATAAAGGTGGATTTATGAAAATGGGAATAAGAACACCGAATATAAAGAAATCTATTAAAGCTAGAACAACAGGAAAAGTTAAAAGGGCAACCAAAAGTAGCATTAATCCACTGTATGGATCAAATGGTATGGGCTACATAAATAATCCACAAAAAGCAATTTATAATAAAGTTTATAATAAAACATCAAAAAGTTTCGGCGATATTATATTGCCTAAAAAAAGTGATGGAATTATAATTATCCTATTTAAATCTATTATTTCAATTTATTATATAATTTTTAAATATTTAATTTATGTTCCTATAAAATGGATAATAGAAAAAATAAGCAAATAAAAAAAACTCTCTGCGCCAACAGAGAGTCACTATGGAAAACCACCAAGCTACCAACTTGAACAAAAATAATCTAATACTGCTCGACTATAATTGTAATGGGCTTTCCTATTACATTATAGCATAAAATTAAATAAAAAGAAAGGATGCTATAATAATGTACGAAGAAATTTATCAAAATAACTTTTTGAATTTTAATAGAAACGATATTAGAGCTTTTTTAGGATATGATCCAGATTATCCTCTGTATAAAATTGTTGATGATATCGTAGTATATTTAAGAAAATCAAGAAAAGATGAAGAAACATATACTGATGAGCCTCTTGAAGAAACATTAGCTAGACATTTAAAAACCATTCAGGAATGGGCAATCAATACTTTTGGTGTTCCTATTCCAGAAAAAAATATTTTCCGAGAAGTAATTAGTGGGGAAACCATAGAGGCGAGAGCTGTTATCCAAGAAGTCTTTCGTATAATTGAATCTAAAAAATACCGTGCTATTGCATGTGTCGATGTTCAAAGACTTGGTCGTGGAGACATAGAAGATCAAGGAAAATTAATGAAAATTTTAAGATTTAGTAATACAAGAGTATTAACACCAACTGAAAGATATGATTTAACAAATGAATATGATCGTACAGCATTTAAAAATAAATTAAGACAATCAGAAGAATATTTAGAATATGTTAAAACCGTATTAAGTAATGGCCGTGCCAGAAGTGTCAAAGATGGAAATTATCCTCACTCTGTAGCACCCTATGGATATACTAAAATCAAAATTGAAAATAAAAAAGGATATACCTTACAGCAAAACAAAGAAGAAGCCACAGTTAGTCGATTAGCAGCTAGTATTTTAATTCATGGAATCTACTTAAATTATACGGTACAAGAGTTTGATACAATTTCTAAAATTGCCAAGACATTTGGCTTACCAATAAAGAAAATCAAAAATGATAATTTAGACAAAGATATTATTCCAGGCGAAACTTTATTGATTGAAGATAGAACACCAGGAACTACAATCATCGCCAATTACTTGAATTATTTAGGTATTAAGCCACGAAAAAAAGACAAATGGACAGCTGCTATGGTTAAGAATATTTTATTGCAATTAGAATCACATGGCTTTGTTTGTTGGGGAAGAAGAAAAACTGTTACTGTGTTGCAAAATGGAAAATTTTTAAAAACCAGGCCAATCAATAAAGATGATGTAATAATTTCAAAAGGAAATTGGGAACCTATTTTTAATGATAAAGAAAGTAAAATGATTGGAAAAATATTAAGCGAGAGAAGTTATACACCAAATGATAATAGCGAAAATTCAGCATTAGTAGGTCTAGTTGTCTGTGGCTATTGTGGATCTAATATGTTTAAAAAGAAAACCAGTCCAAAGCAATTAAATAAGATTAAAAAAGTAAGGGTTTATCCTGTTGATAAAGCAAAATTGCAGAAAATATTACGAATGGCAAAGGAGCAAAAAAAATTAAGTATTAATAATATAGCACAATCTTTGCACCTAACTAGGGATGTAGTAGCACGTCTATTTTCAGCTAGATTGGAGACAATGTCTATCCCAAGTCCAGAAGTATGGATAAAGTTAAAAGAATTGTTGAATATATCAGACAACTCTTTAGATCAGTCAATTTTAACATTTGAAAATACAAAATCTCAAACAATAGAAGCTTCTCTTATTTGTAGAAATAAGCATTGTAATTGTGTAGGAAGTGATTTATCATTGGTAGAAAAAAGGATAATTGAAGGGCTAAAAATTATACTCAAAGATTATAAATATTTTATTAATGATTATGATAAGGCTGCAAAAAAAGAGGAAAAGGAAACATTAAATATAATAGATTTAATTCAAAAAGAATTAGACAGTGCAACTAATCAATTAAATAAAATCTATACAGCTTATGAAAATAATGTTTATTCCGACAAGGATTTTCTAGAGCGAAAAACTATCATTGAAAAGAAAATAAAAGATTTAAAATTAAGAAAAAAAGAGTTAACTTGTAAAGATAATAAGACGAAAGAATTTGAACAAAAAAAGAAAGCGATTCCGATAATTTCTAATGTTCTAGAAAACTATAGCACATCACTAACTCCACAGGAAAGAAACAGATTATTAAAAACTATTATTAAAAAAATTATTTATACAAAAGAACAAGGCGGAAAAAATCATATGAATAGTTTTACTTTGAAAATCATATTGCAAGACTTAACGACAATTTAAAGTACAGAAGAAATGGCTCACTGGGAAATGCTTGCTACTATGATTTATCAATTAATGAAAGGAGCTACTGTTGAAGAGTTAAAAGAAGCAGGTCTAGGTGGAATTTATGCCCAACACGACCATGCGAATTTTCCAACGGATGCTATGGGAGTACCATGGACAGCTGCATATATTGAAGCGACTGGTGATTTCTGGGCTGATTTAGAAAGTGATTTAGCTGCTGAACAAAGAGCCAGAGCAACCTATGAACACTTAATTAATCTAACCAATGACCCAGATGTTATTGCCCCTTTATCTTTCCTAAGAGAAAGAGAAGTTGTCCATTATACACGTTTTAAAGAATTACGTGATGAATACTTAACAAAATTCAACAAAAAAAATCCAAAATAA